GGGGGACTAACATTGGTATAGTCTACCCATTGGGAATCCAAACACACACACAGTGGTTCTTTTCCCCGAGTCGTACATAAATTAAAATGCAAAAGCAATTTTGAAAAGGATTAAAGACCAACAAAATTGCGAAAACAACGTCACCCTATAATGATTAGGAGCTTACTAAATAAACACTTCTCACCATTTCAATAGGTAGGAGTTTCCAAACTCACCCTTCAGGTATAAGTACAATGGCACCGCATGTAGCCCTGGGAATCACTTCCAGTAGCATTAAATTTAGCAGTAGCTTTATCTTGTACCCTCCTCACAGGTGTATAATGGCTTACCTACTCTCCTTAAAATGAAATTTCCTTTTGAAATGTTTCAAGATAGTACTCTTCCGAGCGAACTCCTTCTCCAAGAATAGGTATCCACACAGGTTTTCTACCTGCAATATCTGTTTATATCTAAAAACAGCAAATGCGCCACATTTACATAAACGTGGAAATCTCCGTGTACCGATAGCTGGGGTTAATTACCCCCCCGTTTTCATCTCGGGACCTCATCCAAGATTCAGGCTGCCAGACCCTACTCTCTTGAGTACACTATCAATTGTGTCGTACACAGATTAAGGCAATATCGTTTGCCAAAACGCTTATATTCCCAGACCTCGGTGATAGTTTCAAAACTACATTCATCATCACCTACTAAAAGGAAATCACACTGTGCTAAAGAACACAGGCAAGTGTCCATCACGGTCACACTTAGCTCAAAGACGAAGCATGTTTCTGTGGTATGCATTAGCCCACGATCACCTATAGCTAAGGAAATCCTAGACGACTAGGCCGCACTCGATTTTGTTCTCAAGGGGAGTGCTAGTCCTCCATCTGCTTATATCTAAAAGCAGCAAATGCGGCTGGACTCAGATCGCTCCAGCAGCGAGGGATCAGACAGTGCATCCCAAACACTTTTATTAACAACCCGTACCATCTGTCTCACTCAGATGAGGGATAAAAGTAAATTAAAGCAGTAAATGATAATGAACCTGAATTTCACAGGAACTATCTCCTTTATTCATGCAAAGAAAAAGGTAGCAAAAAGAGGGTTGTACACTAACCTAGTACACTCTGGTGCATGAGTTGATCATTCCATAACCCATAGCTGAAAAGGGAATCCACCTTTTATCATGTAATGGAAAACATGAGTACATTAGTACCATCAGCAATCACGCATAACGTTAGGTCCACCAAAACGCCCGAAGGTATTAAGCCCTTAAGCCACATTTTTCAATGTGCTGGCTAGTTTCATGGTGCAACCTTGTTTATTGCATGCTTCAAGAGGGATGGCTCTCCTCTCTAGTGTCATATAAGATTTAAGAACTATGACACCAGCGTCTATACGCCATTGCTTCCAACCCCGAGTAGTTCCACGGGAACGGTTCGAATACGACCGCAGCTCCTACCTTGCTGAAGGGTAGCTAACACTATTAAAGCTAATCAAGTGCCAAGCTGCTGGAGGGAGCTACCTGCCCCCAAGGACTAGTTTACTTTTACAAAGAAACTAGTAAAGAAAGGAAGCGCCCTCATTTTAGGCGACTCGCACACTATTGTGTGCTTCGAGCACTTCCTTATGAACAGTCTCTTTAAATTTAAACACTGGTCTGTTCACAAATTTAGTGTATGCCTTTACGGCCACAAGAGGAGCAATGTCGCCCGCCCCTCTTGGTTTGCATGACTCATACATAGCAATAATAGAACTCTGATCGATTCCATGAGCCAATGCAAACTTACACACTGCACACCATGCATTTAAATAGGGCATGCAGGATCTAAAATATATAGTAGCACCCATCTTATAAGCTTCAAAAAGCTGTGGGTGCTTCTTGGGACTGGAGAAAGCTTTGATCCAGGCATCAGTAGGCAGTCGCCCCATACCTGAACCAAACTCTGTTTTAACATACTCCCCCCTTTCACCAATATAAAGGGGGTTGTCTATTGAAACAACAAAAGAGGTCTCCAGTATTGGTGGCGTATATTTTTCACCACATATAATTATACGCTCAGTTACACATATCTTCTGAGCATGATTATCCTGGCCCGCCATCATTTTAGTTTCGCAACCTGAAGGCCGCGTTTCTATAAATTTATGTGGTTGCCAGGGTGTTGCTGAATTCCGCTGCCCCTCCATCATATTCAGACATGTAGCATAGGTAGGCAGCGTAGCTGACCATGAAGGAATACGCTTAATATAAAAACTGCGCACTCTTTGAAACTCTTCATAATGATCAGCATGATGCGTCAGTTCCTCCAAGAAAGATTTAACATTATCGTGGAGGATATCAAGTTGAAAAAGGCCCCCTTTACCTCCAGCACTGTAATATAACCGGGAGTAAAGGGACCCTTTATCCAGAGGGCAAGAATACATTCCCCCTTCAATTTTCCTAAAGCCCCTCTTCAAAAAATCAAGAGACTCCAGCGGTTTGCGTAACAAGGTGGGTGATGATTTATCAGTACCATCCGTAATGGTCACCCCAACCTCTGCCAATTTTTCCTTAATAATGGGCCCATCAAAAAAAGAGACCACATCATCATGTATGGCAATTAAATTATCATCACCATATACCACCAATTCAACGTATTTATTAAAATAGTTTTTGGCTGGCATTGGGACGGTTATTCTATAGACATAGCGCACTAAAATTTCATTCAAAATTGAATTAATAATTACAGTGAGTGCGCATCCAGAAGGCATTCCACCTTTGACCATATAAACCTGATCATAGCAGATGCTCCTGCGTGATGTAAACATTAAAAACAAGTTCTTACGCGCACAATTTGCTTCCTCACCATCTCTAAAGAGTCGGTTAATGGTTGCAACCATGTGCATGTAGACTTGATGTGATATAAGCCCATCAAATTTACTATAATCACAATTCAAAGCTTTATCACTCTTCGCAGCCAACCTATCAAAAAGCCAGGTCCACTCGCGAGAATATGGATTAACACCAACAGAACAGGGCAAATGCACCCTATTTTGTTGGAGAAAAACACAAAAATTTAAAAAATACTCCCTCAAAAGAATATTATGTGTAAAGGGGAGTACATCGAAAAGCCGTGTGCCTGGTTTCTCCAAAACTTTAGATGGTTTTAGCAACTCATCTTTAGGACATTCAATGCAATTCAACACAGGCACTTGGGTCAGTATACTTGCTGACAATTCATGGTAATCTCTAAAAACCGATGTACCAGGAATAAGGGAACGAACGCCATTCTCATCAATATGTACATAACTGAGTTTGCCGCTCTCCCCTGGTTTCCTTTCTAAAACAAAAGGATAACCCTCAGATGTATCCAACCTCATGGCTTCATAGCAAGCCTCACCCGGTATACCGTTCAACGCCACCTCCAAGGAGGTCTTTTGCAAGAAGACCTTCTCATCATCTAGTATTGGTAAACAGTCATACCAGGTTTCATAAATATCTTCACAGACCCGCTGTAAAACTTCATCATCAAGCGGATCCATGGGGTTGGCAAATTTATCCATACCTACGCGTAGAGGATCATAATCCTTAAATTCAGGATTCACCTCATCACGCAGGCGTGGATCTGCTGCACTTAAAATAGAAGGAATCTTTACAGACACTCCCTCTGGCAATGGCAAAGCCAATTCCTTAGGAACTGGTGCCAATGCAGTCTTAGTGGCAGCATGTGGTCTCTTTGAAGGATCTGCAATCCAACCAATCTTGCAAAATCCTTTTTCCTCCCTGCCAATACTTGGAACAAAATAATCGGCAGCAGAGTGTGCATCATTAATGTTGCGGGTGGGCAAAAGACCAATGGTACTAACATAAATTTTCCCATTTTGCGCCCCCGCACAGTGCATGCCTATCACTTTACGCTTCCCATTTATAACTGCAGTTATTATACCTCCACTATCATGTTTCCCTGATGGGTAACTAGAAGTATAATACCTATTTATATCTCTTCTATGAGTCTCGGACAAAATTGTCTGGACTTGCGTTCTCAGAGAAGCGGTATCTTTCCAGCTCCGGACGATGGGCATTTCACCGTCCAGAATTTTTTCGCTTGGGCACAACGTGGAATCATCAAAGAATTTCTTCTTCTTAATTGAGAGCCCAGTTATCGTTAAAACTGTGGGCAATGTTTGCTCCCCACACAAATAATTATCATCACTATATACAGGGAGTGGCGTGAGCTGTGCATCTCTATATACAATTACTTCACAGTCAGGCCACTCAATAGCATTAATATAATGCCAAGTAAATGAAAAACAAACAGGGCGCCTCTCCTTTGAAAAATAATGGATAGTCACCCTGTCATTGTCAGGAAACAATCTCAACTGGTGCGCACAAAGTGCAATAGCCTGATGACCAAATAAAAGGCAGGTCTCAGACTGACCAGATGAGCCAACAACACGAGCTAACAAATGAGCACTAGCATCTTCAAAATAATCAAAATTGGCGCCCACTTCTTCTTTGCTTGAGTGTGCAGTGGCATACCTAGCAGCTTTGCCCCATACAACTGGCATGTTGCGTGCAACAAAGGCACTAGTCACACTACCTGAAGACATAACACTACTATGAGCAATTTGCTCACGCAATGCGATGCCAGCACCAAATCCTAAAGAACCACAAGCAAATTGTTTAATTAGGCTCAAAAAACCCCAACTAAACAAGCCCACTAAAGCTACTGCTGCAAAAAATAAAAGAATTTGTTCCTTTCTATCTACAATAGCATCCCTAAGATGCCTCATAGTTTCCAAAAAATTGTGCGCAACGTCTTCCTTAAAATGTGGAGCATCGCGCAATTGATTACGAGCTATTTGTGAAACCCTCAGAAAAATCTTTTCTGAAAGTCCCAATTCTGCCCATAATTCTTTGTGAATGTCCTGAGTACTACTACCCAGACTATCCACAGACAAAACAGTTGACCCATCTTTCATTAGAGCCAACAAAAAATCTCGGACTGTTGATGAATGGAATGAATCTTGATAATATGTATTGTCAGCATGTTCCATTACCAAGTCCGCGAAATAAGAGCGGTATTGCAACAAAGTTAGCCGCTCAATTTCTTCAACAACATCACAATCCTCATAAGGAGTGGCTTTCCCTTGCTGGTCTAACGCATAGCATTTTCCATCAACAGCTACCAGCAAATAACGAGGATCTGAATCTTTTGCTCCTTTAAGGGTAACAAAATTACCAATACCCTTAATCATATCCTGCAAGTATGAACCCATTTTCCTTGCTGTTTGACTCTTCATGCCAAGGCTCGACTTCCAGGATGCCATCTTTGTTTCTTCTTGCAAAAAGTGGGCATCCATAGCCTCCTTCACCATAGGTATGGTGAACTCGGCTAAGTGCCACTGCCCACAGGGTCCGGGAAGAGCTGTAAATGAAACAGGATGAATCCATTGCACCTCGGTACAAGATAAAGCATTGGATGGATCATAGGGCTTATATACAATTTTGCCCTCAGCATCAAGCTTCTCTGTGCGCGTACCATCAGCATTATGAACCCACTCAGCAGCCCTTCTGCAGCGCATCAAAACCTTTCGTCTCTGTCTGTAAGCATCTGCATCCAAAATTTCAGCACCAGTTGGTGCATCATTAAAATTGGATGAAGAAACTACAATTTCAGAGGCAAACTGCATTCCTTTTCCTTCAATTTCAGCCGAAGACACCATTTTCTCCTCAGTGGATATCAATGGTATCAACTGCTGCTCGAGGGGCGCTACATCTTTGGAATTAACAGCAGATAAATCATTTATCTTTAAACCCTTCTGCTGATAATATCCGGACCAGTAACCATCAACGGGATCCTTGCTGTAAACATCCTGAGGATCCCAACCCATGTGAGACATCAACAATGGCATCAAATAATTTGCCAAAGTAGATTTGCCACATTGACTCTCACCAAAACAATATACCCAAAAAGGCTGTCGACGCCATCCTGGGAATTTTAAACTTCGTGCACACTTAGCACGAATTTCTTTTAGTTCCTCAACCAACTTGCCAATAGTTCGCAAGAATTTTACACTTGTGTGCGAACTACGAGCTTTGTTGGCGGTGTCGATCAAATCTTGACCTTGATAGATAAGCTCACGAGCACGATAATACTCATACCTATCAAGGGAACCTGAAATTTCAAAATACTCAATGGTTTCCCGTGCATCCTGGGTCCATCGAGCGATATCTACTTTAACTGCACACGCAAGATCACGGAAGAAAGACGTTCTCTTACCGGAAATGTATTCAAAAGCATTTCCAAATTGTTCTAACAAAACGGAAGTAAAATCGCGTAGGCAATTAAAACCTTTGCGAATTCCCTCCAGAGAATTTCCTAATTTACCTAAGACTGTAACAGAGGTAGAAGAAAAGAATGTTAAACCACTGGCAACAGTTTCCAAAAAATGAACTGGTGCCATAGCAGTATCTAACAAGGAGTGTGGCTCAGTAACATCAACGGACGAATCCATGATATTAACTTGAGTCAATCCTCCTTGGGGAATAACTGCTAAGAAAATGATTTGACGTAGGGCGGTCAAAAAATGTATATACTCACGCCCCATCTGAAAAACAGTAAAACCTAAAAAAGTCATGACTGCCCCTGTCAAAGCAACAACAAGGACACCATGACCACTCATTACACCTAAACAAATCAAAATTGTTTCTAATATATACATTACTCCTACAAGCACCATAGCAACTATAGCCCAAACAGCATAAATGCCAAGAGCTTGTAATGCTATATGAGCTCCTTGCCACAATTTTGTTGCCCACTCGACACAGTTATCCCAGAATTTTTTAATTTCCTCTCCGATCTTCTGTGCGCGGGCAAGGTATGGGCCAAGAACTCCAAAAAACATGCCCTTTGCTGTGTCTATAACAGTGTCCAACAGGGCAGCAGATTTCTCAACTATACATCCCACTACCTTGTCCTTTATGCTAGCAACCTTAGAACCAACGGAACGCACTATATCAAAGATAGAATGTGCGTCCATTGGTCCCTGGGTCACTTCCAGCACCATCACTGCAGTCTGCTGTAATGAGGCTAAATAAGCATCACAATTCTTATCTTCCACCATATCAAGTGGGAGATAAGTATCAAAGATGCCCGCATAGGGATAAAGAGGTAGGATAAGAGCCATCCAAGATAAAGCTTTTCCAACAAAAATTCTCCGTAAAGCAAAGAAATTTTCGTAAGAAGCTATTTCTAAAATGTAGGCTCTTAAATCTACAGCGGCCTCATAATTGATAGCCGCCAAAATTTCTACAAGGCTATTAAAAGCCTTCACAACAGGTGCCATAAATGGCACACTAACGATTGGCCCCACAATAGGAGCCACAAAGGCGGGATCAACCGCCAAATCGAAGCCCTCAGGATGAGGGCAGGGGGTATTCACAGCCACCCAGGGCTGTTCCTCCCTAATAAAAGCAGGGAGGGGAGAAGAAGGAAAACAAGAAAAAGATTCCACCTTGGGAAAGGTGGAAGTGGAGGTCTTAGGGACCTTCCTACCAGCCATCTTAGTGGCTTTCTTTTTCAGGCTACGCCTGAAGGCCGATTTGCGGGTTAAACCCGCAGCACGGCGCTCTTCAAGCGCCAACCTGGCAGCCTCCTTGGCTGCCTTTCTTTTGGCCTTCATGGCCCTCTTAGCTGCACTCAAACGTGCAGTTTTTTGCCTTGTGGCCAATTTCAGGGCCACAGTTGCCTTCATCTCGGCAACTTGCTTCTTGGCTGCCTTCCTTGCAGCTCGCCGTGCCTTAGCACGGGCCACAACTGCAGCCTTTTCTTTCCTGAGGAGTTTCTTCTCCTCAGCTTCCATGGCTGCAACACCACGGAGGTATGCGACTTCCATCGCATCCACCACTGGTGGAGCCATCTTTAATTTTGGGGCCGCCAAAACCGCTTCAAGAAAAGCGGGTCTGGGGGCACACCCATAATACAAAACCTCCTCAGTGGCTTGAGGAGGGACCACAACAGTGGTCTTTGATACCACAGGTCTGGCACCCTGTGGGGATAAAGTGGGCACCTTCTTCACTAGAAGAGCACCACACATAGCATGGGGACAACGATCCCCTTGCTCTCGCATATCACGGCGAGAGAAAGATTGAGTGTAACCAAGGCAAGTAGAACTTGGACAATGGAAAGACATTGCAAATATTAAA